TAACGATAAAGAATATGATACAGAAGATTTCAATGAAGATCAGATAGCTATGTATAATGAAATTATGATTGCTAAACAAGAGATGCAAAGATGCGAATATGTATTTAAGGTACTTGAAGCACGATGCAATCAATTAGCAGGTATGATTGAAGCTAAGCCTGAAGAAGCTACTGATGGCTAAAAGAACTACAGCGAGATATCACAACTCTCGACGTTACCGCAGTGGTCTTGAAAAACAGGCCGCTGCATTCTTAACTGAACACCAGAAAGAAGTTAAGTATGAGTTACTAAAGATAGAGTGGGAAGACCTACGCTACAGAACTTATACACCAGACTTTGAATTAGACAACGGCATCATAATTGAGACAAAAGGTATACTTGATAATGATGATAAACGTAAGCATTTAGCTATACAGAAACAACATCCAGAATTAGATATTAGGTTTGTATTTAGTAATGCCAATGCCAAGTTGTACAAGGGTGCTAAGAGCAGATACTGTGATTGGTGCGATAAGAATAATTTTCTTTGGTCACATCGAATAATACCCCAAGAATGGTTGACAGAAAAGGGTATAAGATCTAAAAAAGATAAGATAGTACTTAAAACAAAAAGGAAAGATTAATGAGATACGAGTTGGAAGATGATGAAGTGGCTCTGGTTATCAAACCTTTGTATGAAGCCAATGGTGAATGGGAAGGTGACGTAGCTACAGGCGTTGCTATGAATGAAACCATTAGCCTAGATATCAATATACAACGTGGTTTGGTTAACATCATAACTTTAATGACATCCTTTCTCTCATACTCAGATGATAAAGAAGAACTTGTAGATGAAGTACTTAAGTGGCGTGATAAACTATTTGAAGACTTAGATGAATCACCCTTCGCAGAATATGAAACAGATAAAGACAGTAACATAATAACATTGACTAAGTTTACTAAGACAAAAGGGAGCGCATAATGGCTAAATGGAACTTGGAGAAGCAACAAGAAGATCAGGGTTTTGATCCAGTAGAACGCCCAGCGCACTACAACCAAGGCGGTATTGAATGTATAGACTATATCAAACAGGTAGTAGGCTTAGATGGTTTCATTGCGTATTGTCATGGTAACATGATTAAGTATCAACATAGATATAGATACAAGGGTAATGGTGTAGAAGATATGAAGAAAGCAGAGTGGTATCTAACAAAGATGAATAAAGCTCTTGCGGAGAAACATAAATGAGTGACAAAAACTTTGATGTAACTATGCAGGTTGTAGTCAGTAAAAATAATAACATCCTATCGTCTCATGAGGAGTCACATTCGGATGATGTAAAAGATTTAGTGTTAGATACGTTCTATGACGTAGATGATATTGAAGTAAACAATGTAGTAGTAAAAGAGAGAGAGATAAATGAATAGCTTTAGAGAGTATCAGATCAAGGCGGTTAGCTTTGCTATATATCCTGCAACACATAAGGTTCTATACCCAACGTTGGGCTTGTGTGGAGAGACAGGTGAGATAGCCGAGAAGGTTAAGAAACAAGTGCGTGATAACAATTTCAATAGACATGAAGTAGCCAAAGAACTAGGAGATGTACTCTGGTATTTGGCTAACCTGGCTAACGATATAGGGTATAACCTAGACGAGATAGCTAACATTAATATTGAGAAGCTTACATCACGTAAGGAACGAAACAAGATACAGGGATCAGGAGACAACAGATGAACAACCACTTACCAACAGACTATCAATCATTCATACACAAATCACGTTATGCTAAGTATTACGAGGGTGATGGACGTGAATCGTGGGAGAATACCATTGAGAGATACTCTGCTAATGTAATACGAGACTTGGTTGATCAGAACACTAAGTATGAATTAGAACAAGCAATCTTAGGCTTAGAAGTTATGCCTAGTATGCGCTCTTTAATGACTGCAGGTAAGGCAGCAGACAGAGATAATACCTGTATGTATAATTGTAGTTACCTAGCTGTAGATGATGTTAAAGCCTTTGATGAAGCTATGTTTATCCTATTGTGTGGTACTGGTGTAGGCTTCTCTGTTGAGCGTCAATCCATATCTAAGCTACCTGAAGTGCCATTTCTCTGGAGCAGTGAAACAAACATTGTTGTAAAGGATAGCAAAGAAGGTTGGGCTAAAGCGCTACGACAAATGATTGCATTACTATACAGTGGTGAGATCCCTACGTGGGACGTTTCTAAGGTTAGACCTTCAGGTGCGCCACTTAAAACGTTTGGTGGTAGAGCGTCTGGACCTGCTCCGTTGGTAGATCTGTTTAACTTTGTAATTAAGACATTCAAGGATGCACAAAACCGTAAGTTATCCTCACTAGAATGCCATGACATCATGTGTAAGATAGGCGAAGTAGTTGTGGTAGGCGGTGTGAGACGCTCAGCGATGATCTCATTATCAAATCTATCAGACGACAGAATGCGTCACGCTAAGTCTGGCTCATGGTGGGAGAATGATCCACAACGTGCATTAGCTAACAACTCTGTGTCATACACTGAGAAGCCTGACAGTCTATCGTTTATGCGTGAATGGATGGCATTAGTTGAGTCAGGCTCAGGAGAGCGTGGTATCTTTAATCGTCAGGCATCTAAAGTACAGGCAGCAAAGAACGGAAGACGTAATGCTGACTACGATTTTGGTACAAATCCATGCAGTGAGATAATTTTAAGACCGTCACAATTTTGTAATTTAACAGAGGTAGTTGTACGTGCAACAGACACACTGGACACCCTATCTGAAAAGGTAAGGCTTGCAACTATACTTGGTACGATACAGTCTAGCTTCACTAAGTTTCCCTACTTACGTAAGATCTGGACTAAGAATACCGAAGAAGAAAGACTACTTGGTGTGTCATTAACAGGCATCATGGACAACCCATTGATGACCCTCAAAAACAAAGGATTGGAGAAGACTCTTGACCACCTTAAACAAATCGCCGTTACTACTAACGCTACTTGGGCTGAACGCCTTGATATCCCTGTCAGTGCTGCTATCTGCTGTGTTAAACCAAGCGGCACTGTCAGTCAATTGGTTGACTCTAGCAGTGGCATTCACGCTCGTCACTCAGCCTATTATATTAGGACTGTTCGTGGAGACAACAAAGACCCGTTAACACAATTCATGATGGATCAGGGTATCCATAATGAGCCAGACGTAATGAAGCCAGAACAAACTACAGTGTTTAGCTTTCCTATGAAAGCTCCAGAGGGCGCAACAGTTACTGCTGATATGTCTGCCATAGAACAACTAGAGATGTGGTTAGCCTATCAGAGATCTTGGTGTGAACATAAGCCTAGTGTTACGATTAACGTAAAGAATGATGAATGGTTTGAAGTAGGAGCATTCGTATACAAACACTTTGATGAAATGTCTGGTGTATCATTCTTACCGTTTAACGAACATACGTATCAACAAGCACCTTATCAAGAGTGTGATGAATCAACATACCATAAGATGTTAGGGTCTATGCCAACTAATATTGATTGGTCACTACTGTCTGAGTATGAGAATGAAGATAATACATCAGGTAGCCAGACGCTCGCTTGCTCTGGAGACGCTTGTGAAATTGTAGACTTAACATAAATAGAACTACCTCACCTGTACTGTAAAAGGTATATGGTGAGGTAACAACTTTAAAGGGATAAACATGTATACTATCATAACTAGAGATAACTGTAGCTTCTGTGACATGGCTAAGACGATGCTTAGAGATTCTAATGTAGCCTACACAGAGTATAACGTACAATCGGGTAGCTCTCAGTGGGTACTAACACTTATAAAACAAGCAAAGCATACAACTGTACCACAGATCTTTGCTTCTGATGGTAGTCACATTGGCGGTTATGCAGAGCTAAAGAAGTTTATTGGTACTTTTGCTGAGGGTACGTTCTAATGCAGTTAGACTTTTTTAAAGATGAAGAAGAAAAGTCAGAATTAGATATAGAATATAAAGAATGTAAACAATGTAATGCATCCCTACCCAATACCACTGATTATTTTTATGTATGTAATACAGCTAAGAATGGTACAATTTATTTAGAAGTACAGTGTAAGACTTGCCGTAAACATAATTTTAAAGTTACTAAACTTCTAAAGACAAAGAATTTTAAAAAAGACAAACCTACGTGCGATATTTGTGGAGTAAAGGAGTCAAAAGTAAAAGGTGTATTACATTTAGATCACTGCCATAAAACAGACAAATTCAGGGGTTGGCTTTGTAATAACTGTAATCACGGCTTAGGGTGTTTTAAAGAAGACGAAACTATTTTTATTAAAGCAATGCAGTATATGAGAAAGTCAAATAAATGAACAACAATCTTGAGCCACTACAGAAGCCCACACGCTCTAGGCGAAAGACAACATACAAGGGTGCAGCAGTAAAAGTTACATCAGGTATACTTCCAAGGACAGATAAACAAAAAGAGTTAATAGATGCCATAAAAAGAAACCAACAAGTCCTAATACTAGGTCCTGCTGGTACTGGTAAAACTTATGTAACAGCTACTTGTGCTGCAGATTTGTACATCACTAAAGATATAGATAAGATTGTTATAACACGTCCTCACGTAGCTGTAGGTAAAGATATAGGGTTTCTTCCAGGAACACTCGAAGAGAAGGCTCAGCCGTGGGCGTTGCCCGTCCTAGACGTGCTTATAAAGCATTTAGGTAAGGGTGCTGTAGATACTGCTCTAAAGAGTGGAAATATAGAGGTTGCTACACTGGCGTTGATGCGTGGACGTA